AGCCAGCGTGCAACGGTTATTCGGTACAGAAGGTCAGGGCGCGCGTTCCCGTCTGCGTGGCCCAAGGTATAGGACCCGATTGGTGGAGGCCACCCGTCTGATGGCCGATGTGTACAACGGCAGACGCGGGATGCATGTGCTGCGCGAGGCCATGACCACCAGCGACTTCCCGCTCCTCTTCGGCGACATCGTCGACCGCCAGATCCTGGCCTCGTATCGCGAAGCGCCCTACAACTGGAACCGCATCGCCAAACGCAGCCGCGTGCGCGACTTCCGCGCGGTGAAACGCTTCGGCGTGTATGGCGCGGACCAGGTCCTGCCTGCCATCATAGGCGAGAAGGGTGAGTATCCCTACGAGAAGATCAACGAAGAATCTCCTTATTCGCTGGCGGTGGCCAAGTATGGTCGCAAGCTGAAGTTCTCCTGGGAGGCGATGGTCAACGATGACATGGACCTGTTGAAGGATGGCCCCGACCGCCTGGGTCGAGCCGCGCGACGTTCCGAGGAAAAGTTCGTGACGCAGCTGTACGTGGATGCCAACGGTCCGCATGCCTCGTTCTATAACGCAGGCAATGGCAACCTCCTGGCGGGTAACCCTGCCTTGTCGATTGCATCCTTGCAGACTGCGCTCGAGCAGCTCTCGACCATGACCGACCAGATGGGCGAACCCATCGTGATCGACATGGTGGAACTGCGCATCCCACCTGCCCTGGAGGTGACCACGCTCAATATCGTTAATGGCTTGCAACTCGAACTGACCGAAAAAGGTGGGACCGACAAGCGAAAACTGATAAGCAGCAACTGGATGAAGACGCGCTTTAACATCAGTGTCGATTACTACATGCCGATTGTGGCCAGCAGCGCCAACGGCTCGACCAGCTGGTTCCTGTTTGCCAACCCAGACAGCGGGCGTCCCGCGATTGAAGTGGGCTTCCTGACGGGGCACGAGGAACCCGAGATCTTCATGAAATCCCCGAATGCTCTACGTGTAGGTGGTGGCGATGTGGACGTGATGAACGGCGACTTTGACAACGACGCCATCGAGTACAAGCTGCGGCATGTGTTTGGTGGGACCCGCGAGGATCCCAAGATGACCGTGGCCAGCAACGGCAGCGGCACCCCGTAATGATTGAGGCTGGGAGGGGCAACCCTCCCAGCCATGGAGATCTGATGAGCTTTACCTATGACCCCGCGACCGAGATCGGCAAGGTGCGCATGTTAATCCCAGATCGGGACTCGCAGCACTATGTCTTTCAGGACGAAGAGATCCAGGTCTTCCTAGAACTGAACGCTTCCTCCCTGAGGTGTGCGGCAGCCGAGGCGCTGGAGACCATCGCCAGCGATACCGCGATGGTCTTGAAGGTCATCTCCATCCTGGACCTGACCACCAACGGCGCGGCCACAGCCAATGCGTTGATGGCCCGTGCCGCGACCCTGCGCGCGAGCGCGGATCAGTCTGAGGAAGAGGAGGAAGCCCTGTTCGATTGGGCAGAGACCACCGAGACCGTCTTCCAGCAACGAGAGCGACTCTGGAAACAAGGCTTGAGATCTCGATGAGCAGACTGGTCCATCCCCGCATGATGCAGAGCCTGACGCGCGATTTCTTCCCGCAGCGCTGCGCGCTGAAGGAACCGATTAAGACCCCCGACGCGGCGGGCGAAGAGTTGCGCACGTATGCCCTCCACCAGGGCTGTGAGGCCATCCCGTGCCGGGTAGGCCCAGCAGGCGGGGGTGAGCGACGAACGGATCGCTATGCCTATCTGGACGCCACACACCGCATCGTGCTCTCGGGCATGTTTCCTTTCGTGACCGAGCAATGGATCGCCGAGGTGAACGGGCAGGCCTACGAGATCCTGCTGGTGACGGGCGACGGGGAAGGCGCAATGACGCGCCTGGAGACGAGGATCATTCGATGACCGAAGAGATCGTGATCGGCAAGGAAGCATTGGTGCGCAAGTTCAAAGGCCTGAGCGACGTGGCGCAAGGAAGCACGCTGGCCAACACCGTGCGCGTGGGTGGCCTGGTGATCCTGAACGCGGCCAGGGACAACATCAAGAAGCAGGGTCTGATCCAAACCCGAACCTTGAGCCGCTCCTTGCACGAAGAGGTCACGATGCAAGGCAAGCACGTGGCCGTGGATGAGATCGGCACCGATCTGGAGTATGCAGCCATCCACGAGTTCGGTGGAGTGATCCATCCCAGGACCGCCAAGTACCTGGCCATCCCTGTGGGCGACTACACGGGCAGCCCGAGCAAGTATCCAGGCTTGAAGCTGCGCAAGACGAAGAATGGCAACCTGGTGCTGGTCTCTGCTTCAGGCCAGGTGCAGTATGTACTCAAGAGCAGCGTGGAGATCCCAGCGAGACCTTATCTGCGGCCTGCCCTCGATGAGCATCAGGAAGAAGCCCTGCAGGAGATGGGTGAGGCCTTTGCAACGCTGGTGACGAAAGCAGCCGAAGCATGACGACCTTCGTGGAAGACCTGCTGACCTTCCTGAGCGACCAGGCCACGGACGCGGCCAATCGCATCTATCCCCAGACTTTGCCTCAGGGCGTGATGCTGCCTGCCGTGCGCTACTTCCAGGTCAGCGACCCACCCGAGCACACCCATAGCGGGCGCAGCAGCCTGCGCCATCCACGCTTCCAGTTGGATTGCTTCGGCGAAACCTACCTGGCCTCGAAACGCCTGGCGGACCAGGTGATCGTTGCCCTGGACGGGTATCGCGGCGCGCTGGGGTCCAGGACTTGTTATGCAGGCCTCCAGAAGAACGCGCTGGACAACTATGACCCCGAATTGAACCGACACTGGATCTCGGTGGATATCGAGATCTGGCACAAGGAATAGGAGACGCCATGCCTAGAAAGAAAAAAGAACCTGCGAAGGCTCCCAAGTATGAGACACAGGAACCGAAATACATCCTTAAACCATGGAAGGGCATGCAGCACTACGAATGCACCCTGTGTTCCTTCGATACGTTTAGCACGAGTGCGATCTTCGATCATATCGCTTCCCACCAACTGGTCAGCAGAAAACCTGTCCAGCCTGTGGAGGCCCAGCAGAATCCCGAGCAGGCAGGCGAAGCCTTCGAAGTCGAACTGGAGGAACTCTCCAGCTTTACTGATGCAGAAGGCAACCAGCACAAACAGTACACACTTAATAGGAGAGCAACATGAGCGATGCAATTTCTTCCTTTGGCACCCTGTTGAAAATGGGAGACGGTGTCACGCCCACCCAGGTCTTTGCCAGCATCGCCGAACTGGGCGATCTGGATGGACCTGATGAGAGCCTGGCCACCGAAGAGGTGACCAATCACGGCTCGCCCAATGGACGCGACGAGTACATCGGCACGATCCTGAGCGGTGGTGAGGTGAGCTTCGCGCTCAACTGGCTGCCCACGCAACCCACCCACGCGGCCTTGCGCCAGGCCATGGTGCAGCGCCGCTTGACCAGCTTCCAAATCATCTTCCCTGGGACAGGCGAGGAAGGGTATCAGTTCAAGGCACTGGTGACGGGCATCAAACCCAAAGCGCCTGTGGAAGGCAAGCTGGCCGCGGACGTGAAGATGCGCATCTCGGGCGACGTGACGGAGCTGTAGCCATGCTGACCCGTGACCAGATCCTGCAAGCCAATGACATTCAAACCGAAGAGGTCTCCGTCCCAGAGTGGGGTGGAGCGGTGAGGGTGCGCGCCCTGGATGGCGAGGAACGCGATGCGCTCGAAGCCAGCATGATCCAGGGCAAGGGCAGGAACGCCCAGGTGAACCTCAAGAACCTGCGCGCCAAGCTGGTGGCGCGTTCCATCGTGGATGAGAAAGGCAAGCGCATCTTCAGCGATGAGGATATTCCCGCCCTGGCCAGGAAGAGCGCGGCGGCGTTGACGCGTGTGTACGAGGTGGCCCAGCGGCTGAGCGGCATCACCCCCGATGACGTGGACGAACTGACAAAAAACTCCAAGCCCGCCCAGAGCGAAAGTTCTGGTTCGAGTTAGCCCTAGCGCTGGGCGGGCGAAGCGTGGCTGAATGGCAGCAGTCGATGAGCAGTCGTGAGTTTGCAGAGTGGATGGCCTTCTCGCGCTTGCAGCCTTTTGGCGAGTGGCGCAAGGACTATCGCATAGCCACATTGGCTGCGGTGCTGGTCAACGCGCTGACACGTACCAAGGACAGCGACCCTGTCCATCGGCCCGAGGAATTCATCCCCGACTTCGAACGAGCCCTGGATGAGCAGGCAGCGATCCCTGAAGAGGTGCGCCTGGTCGATAAGGTCCGCAGCGTGTTCAGTGGATTCCTGAAGAAGCCATGACGACCATCGCAACCTTGGCAGTGAGATTGATCGCGGATGCAGGCGGATTTTTGAGCGCGATGGACCAGGCAGAAAGCAAGACCCAGACCTGGTCTGCCAGCGTGTCTCGGAGCATGAAGGAAGTGGGGGGCAACATCACCGACTTCGGACAGAACATGACCGTCAAGGTCACTCTGCCGATCCTGGCTGCGGGTGCTGCGGCCATCAAGTACGGCAGCGACCTCGAGGAAACCAGGAACAAGGTCAGCGTGGTCTTTGGGGCTATGTCGCAGGACATCTTCGCCTGGAGCCAGGTCTCGGATACAGCCCTGGGACTCTCGCAACAGAAAGCCCTGGACGCGGTGGGCATCTTCGGTGCTATGGGCCAATCGGCTGGACTGAATGGCGAAGCGAATCTCAAGTGGTCTGAGTCCCTGGTGCAGCTGGCCGCAGACTGGTCCAGTTTTTACAACCTGAATCCGACCGATGCGCTGCTTGCTCTGCAAAGCGCAGCCGCTGGACAGTATGAACCGCTGCGGCGTTTGGGCATTGTGCTCAACCAGGCCACCCTCGAAGCGAAAGCCATGCAGATGGGCTTGATGGAGGAGGGCGGTGTCTTGAGCGATGCGGCCCGCTACCAGGCCTTGTATGCTTTGTTGGTGGAGAAGAGTTCTGCGGCCCAGGG